CGGCGAAATCGAGCTACTGAAGAGTTCCGTTGCGAGCATTGGGACTTCGAGTGGGGCCGGCATTCAGACCAACAAGACCGCCGTCGTCGGCGTGTCGTACTCGTCTCCTGATGCCGCGTTCTACTCGAATGGTTCCCCAGTTGGAACCGCATCGTCGGCGCAGACGTTCAACCTCGGCTATCCAACTCTGCTTAACGCCGGTTCGACAACCCAGGAACCGTTCAAGGGCTACATCACACTCCACATCGTCTGGAACCGTGTACTGAGCCCGTCCGAGTTCGCGGCGATCTCCCGGAACCCGTGGCAACTTCTCGGCACGGAATTCGCCGCGGCATTCGCGCCGACTAGTGAAGCGTCGGGGGACTTCACCGCCATCCTGACGGACGCCGCGTCGCTGTCGGATGCGATCAGCGCGGTGCTGGGGATCTACGCGGACGGCGCGGATGCGATGACGCTCGCGGACTCCGGCGTGGCGGTCTTTGGGGCCACGGCGGCGGACTCCGAGGTGGCGAGCCTTGACTCGGCGCAGGACGGGGTATTCGGGGCTGCGGCAAGCGCGACGGAATCGATGACGCTGGCCGACGCTGTGTCAGCGATCTACGGCGCGGCGGCGGCGCTCGAGGAAGCGCTCACCATCGACGCGTCGCAAGACGGAGAGGCGTCGGGTGCGTACGCGGCGTCGCAGACCGATTCGACTTCGCTCGATGCATCGGCCGCGGCCGCATTCGCCGCGTACCCCGCGATCAGCGAGTCGCTCGCGCTCGCCGACGCGATTTCCGGGGCCATGGCGGCCGGCGCGGACGCCGGCGATGCCCTGGCCCTAGACGACGCGGCGACGCGCGTCCTGGGCCTGTTCTCGCAAGCCAGCGAGGCGTCAGCGCTGGGCGACCTCGCAGATTCCGTGCGTGGCGTCACCGGTGGCGTCACGGAGGCCCTGACGGCGGCGGACGCGCAGGCGGCGGCGCTCTCGAGCTTCGCCGGAATCGACGAGAGCATGACCCTGTCGGAGCTCGCGGCGTCGGCCAAGGGGTACGCCGTGGCGATCGTGGCGGCGCTCGCGCTGCTCGAGGCGCTGCGGTCCCGCCTGGACCGCGCGTTCGCGGCGTCCGGCGCGCGCGGCGGGCGCCCAGCGCTCGACACCGGATCGCGCGGCGCCCGCGCCACCAGCGCGCGCCTGGGCCGCACAGATTCCAGCCGGCGCACCCGGCACTAGGAGAAAGTCGTGGGCTACAAGGTCACTGCCGAACCGGCCGCGGAGCCGGTGACGCTCAACGAGTGCAAGCTCGTCGCCCGCCTGTCCGCGAGCGGCCTGGACACCATGATCGAGACGATCTACATCCCCGCCGCGCGCCGCATGTGCGAGCAGCGAACGGGACGCTCGCTCATCACCCAGACCGTCGACAAGGTGCTGGACGCCTGGCCGACCGACGGCGACATCCGGCTCGACTACGGTCCGGTCCAGACGGTCTCGGAGATCACCTACCTCGACGCGGACGGCGTCGCGCAGGTGGTCGACGGCGCGATCTACTCGCTCGACAACGCGGACGCGCTGCGCCCCGCCTTCGTCGTGCTGGTGGACGGCCAGGTTTGGCCTGCGGCCGGGACGTTCGCGAACGCCATCACGGTGACGTACGTCTCCGGGTACGGCGACACGTCGGACGACGTGCCGCGCGAACTGCGGCTGTGGATCATGGCCGCGGTCGCGGAGATGGTCCGCAGCGGGAGCCCGGACGTGAAGCTGGGGTTCGCCGCGGGCCTGCTCGATCGCGAAGCGATGCCGGCGGTGTGACATGGTCGACCTCGCGTACAACGACTACATCGAGATCCAGCAGCGCGGCGTCGCCACGCGTGACGCCGCCGGCGCGCCGACGTACCCGTGGCCGACGCTGCGCTCGATCTGGTGCCGGGTCGCGGACCTGACGGTCAAGGAGTACCTCGCCGCGAGCGCGGAGCAGGCCTCGAGCACGCTGAAGGTCTTCTGCTACTGGGACGACGTCTCCGACGTCACCGGAGCCATGCGCCTGGCCTGGGGGTCGCGCACGCTGCAGATTGTAGGAACGCCGATGCGTGCGGCCGACGGCGTGCGCGCGACGATCATGTGCACGGAGATCACGTCGTGAGGGTCGCGCGCGAGCACGTCACCGTTTCGACGAACAGCGACCAGCTGGTCGCCAACCTGAAGATGTTCGCGACCGACATCGTGCCCAAGCTCGTGCGCCCGGCGGCGCAGGCCGGCGCCCAGGTCTTCTACGACGAGGTCAGGACGCGGGTGGCAGCGCTCGGGTCATCTCCGGAGAAGGCGGCCGCCGAGAACGGCATTCAGGTCGGTACGGGGACGCTTCTCAAGGCGATCTACCAGGCTCACTCCGCAGACAAGAGCGTTGGCGGACGCTCGGTCTACGTGATCTCTTGGCGGACGGGGAGGGCGCGCAAGGGCTCAGGCGGCCTAGCCGTTGCCCCGCACGGGCACCTCGTCGAGATGGGGCACTGGCGCTACTTCAAGGTCTACGAGCGCGGCGGACGGTGGTTCACCCGTGCCCGCCCTGACGCAACGGGACACCGCGTGATCCGGCTCAAGGGAGGCGAATTCAGGATGATCCGGGTCGGCCCCCAGAAGGTTGCTCGCCCGCGAGGTCGAGCGAGCATTCAGGAGAAGGCCTTGTACTTCGATTCCCTGAAGGAGGCCAAGCGCGTCGCCGGCAAGGCCTTCCTGCGGGGATCGTACGAGGCGAAGAAATCGGCGGCACCCCAGGCGATGTTGGAGCGCATGCGCGCTGAATTCGCGAAGGTCATGTCGGGGCAACTATGAGCACAGTCGAAGAGAACATCGCCACCGTGGTCGGAGCGCTGTGCTCGTCCCGCGTGTACCCGGATGCCGCGCCATTCGGGGTCGAGCGCCCATACGTCGAGTACCAGCAGGTAGGAGGAGAATCGATCACGTTCTTCTCGCGCGAGATCCCATCGAAGAAGAACGGCAGGTTCTCGATCAGCAGCTGGGCGAGCACGCGCATGGAAGCGGCCGCGCTCGCGCGCTCCATCGAGGACGCGATGATCCAGTCGACCCTCTTCGACGCCGAACCGATCGGCGGGCCGATCTCGCAGTTCGAGCACGACTTGGGGCTGTTCGGAATGACGCAAGATTTCAGCGTGTTTTTCGATGACTAGAACGCCCAACAACCTCCTCAATAGATTGAGAGAGCTTCTCGCGTACGACGCATCGACGGGCGAGTTCACTTGGAAGGTCAACCACAATTCGCGCGCTCGCGCTGGAGCACGCGCTGGGACCGTATATCGCAACGGGTATAGGGTGATAGGAGTCGACGGGCGCTACTACGGAGAGCACCGACTAGCTTGGATGTGGGTGCACGGAACGCTGCCGAACTTCCAGATAGACCACATCAACGGCGAAAGAGCCGACAACAGAATCGCGAACCTAAGAGACGTGAAAGCGTCCGTCAACTCACAGAACCAACGCCGGGCGCACTCAGACAAGAGGTCGTGCCGGTTGATCGGAGCGACCTGGGACAAGTGGAGTGGACGCTGGAAGGCCCAAGTCATTTCGGGCGGAAGAACTGTGTTCGCACGCTACTTCGATTCAGCCGAAGCCGCGCACGCAGCGTACGTAGAGGCGAAGCGGAAGCTTCATCCCGGTTGCACGTTATAGAGCTCTAGTAGTTCAACCAGATCAGCCGCCTTCGGGCGGCTTTTTTTTCGCCCGGTCGCCGGGCTCACCTCGCCGCCTTCGGGCGGCTTTTCACTTCCCGGAGGCAAAGCAAATGGCTGTCCAACTTCCCAATGGCGTCACCCTGTTCCTGGCGACCACGTACGGCGCCGACAAGACCGTTTCCGCGCTGTCGAACGCCGCGTCGTACGCGCAGGCGTCCTCGACCGCGCACGGGTTCTCGAACGGTGACTTCGTCGCGGTTACGTCCGGGTGGTCGCGCCTGAACGATCGCGTCGTGCGCGTGACCGATGTGGCGACCGACAACTTCGACATGGAAGGCATCGACTCGTCCGACACCGACGTCTACCCGTCCGGGTCAGGCACCGGAACGGTGAAGAAGATCACCGCGTGGCAGCAGATCCTGCAGATCCTCGATCTGTCGACCTCCGGTGGTGACCTGGCGTTCACGACGTACTCGTTCCTCGAGAACGACTACGAGTCGCAGATCCCGACCCAGGCCTCGCCGATGAC